GACCGTGGTTTGATCGAAAATGTCGTTGCCGGCTCCGGCCTCGTTGCGGATGTTGGTGAAGGTCAGCAGCATATTCTCGGCGGTCTTTACCGCTCCGACCGACACGCCGGAGTAGTTCCGGATGGCCGTGGCGAGGTTGGTTACGCCGGCCGCGGTTACGTTGGCGACGCCGCCGGTGCTCTTGATCCGCGCCTCGGTTTGTGCGGCGATCCGTTGGGCCTCGGCGCCCATATCGATTAGGGCCTTCACGCCTACGATTACGCCGGTGGCGATCAGGCCGCCCATCAGCGGGCCCATCGATCCGAGCTTGCCTAGTAGGCCGCCGGTCTTAGTGGCCGAGGCGCCCATCGTGTTTAGGCTTGTGTTCGCCTTGGCGACGCCGGTGGTCAGCCCGGTGGTGTTCGCTGTTACTAGGACCTCGAGGTTGGCGACCGTTGTCATAGCGGGGCCTCGGTGCTCGAGGCGAGCTTGCCGGCGCGCTTATCCTCGCCGCCCATGCCTATGTTCGCGGCTTGGGCCTTGGTGATCAGGTGGCCGGGTGTCGGGGCCTTGTCGGCGCCGGCGTCCCAGTCGATTAGTAGGTCCTCGATCCGCGGTGCTTTCTTGCCCTTGGGCATCTTCAGCGCGATCAACGTCTGCATTAGGAGCGCGGCGTGGTAGTCGCCTCGGCGCCCGTCGATCGGGCCCTCGATTTGCTCGTATGCCATCCAGGTCGAAAGCTCGAGCGAGGAAATGCCCGCTCTGCCTGGAATCGTTGCCGTGGTGATCCGGGGCCGGCGCCAAAGGCGCGGGGTCTCGATCTGGATTACCCGATCGGGCTCGCCGGCTAGTAGTTCATGGACCGTGCGCCCTAGGGCTTGGGCGATGCGGAAGATGGCCCGGCGGCCGGGCCGTCCTCTAAATCTTTGGTTAGCGCCTCGACGTCCTCGCCCGTTAGGCCGCTCAGGCGTTGCGCGGACTCGAATACCCGGTTCAATGCGACCGCGCTCTTGTTGCCGAGCTCGGCTGCATCGGTGTCGCTGAAGAGGCGTTGGCCGTCGTCGTCGATTACCGTTAGCGCGACCAGCTTCGCCCGCGCGTTGGCGAGGTTCATCGTGACCGTGCCGCCTCGGTTGGTGGTGATGCTCTGCTCGTACTGATCCCGCTCCGCGCCGGTGAGCGCGCGGACCCGTACTTTGCCGCCCCACTCGGGGACGTCGATCGTTTCGTCGCGTAGATCTTCCGCCGCGAAGATTGCCTCTCGCCCTAGAACCATTGCTCGCCTCCATCGGTCATGCCAGCGTAGGCTGGCTGGTGCCCTTGATGGTAACCGAAGCGCTTAGTTCTCCGTCCGCCGGCGCTCCGATCTCGAAGGCCGTTACGATCCCGCTGAAGTCCCACTCGGTCGCGGTTAGGTCTGGAAACGTGACTTTGAAGGATCGAATGATCCGGCTTACGAGGTCATCCCTCGGGGCCTGTTGCGTCAAGCTGTCCGGGTCCCATACGAGGTCGAGCGAAAGCTCGCCGGTATCGATCTCGCCAGCTACGAATTCCCGCCAGGCTCCGGCGCTGTCATGGGTTGTTACGTCGATGGTGTCGGCCGCCAGGGTCAGCCCTTGGATGTCGCGGACCTGGGCGATCGTGGTGAAGCTGTCGAGCTTGATCAGCGACCCGAATACCGAGCCCGCCGCCGGCGTCGACCCGATGTCCGCGGTAATCGTGGAGCCCGCGGCCGTGATCGCGTACCAGTCGCCGTTGTAGGCGCTCGGGGTCACGCCGGTTACTCGGAATTTGTCGCCGGGCACTATCAGGTGGGCGACCGACGTGGTGAAGGTGGCGACGTTGGCGGCCGCCGTGGCCGCCGTAATGGTCTTGCTTACCGCTCCGGGGGCGCCGTCGCCGATCTGGATGTAGGTGCCGAAGGCTGCGAATTTGGTCATGCGTCATCCCTCTTTCCTGCCGCGGCCTTGGTCGACGCCTCGAGCTGCCGGGCCCTTGGGATCCGGTGGGCTCCGGTGCCGGCGTGGACGAAGGCCGCGGCCTTGCTTTCGCTTGTGAAAACGCAGCCGGGCGTGGTGCAGTAGTAGGCCTTGCCGCCGCGCCATTCTCGCTCGGCAAAGCTGCCGGTCGGGGCGTCGGTCTCCTTGCTCTTTGCCATGCTCGGCTCCTTCGGGTGGTCGCTCGGTGGTGCTCGGGTTTAGGTAAAGACGACCGCGCCGGTGGTCTTGATCGTGACCGAGGCGGAAAGCTCGCCGTCCGCCGGCGCGCCGATCTCGAATGCCGTTACGAAGCCGCTGAAGGTTGCGACGGCCGGTGTCGCGTCGGGAAAGGTGATGCTGTAGGTGACCGCCGCCCGCGCTACGAGGTCGGTACGCAGCGAGGTTTGCGTGGCGTTGTCCGGATCCCAGATGAGGTCCAGGCTGATCTCGCCGCCGTCGATCAGGCCGGCGACGAATTCGCGCCATGCTCCGGGGCTGTCGTGCGTGGTGACGTCGATCGTGTCGCTTGCGAGCGTGGGGCCTTGGATGTCGCGGATGGCCGCGATCGTGGTTGCTCCGCGCTTGAACACGGATCCGAATGCTGCGTACTTCGTCATGCTATTACCTCCTCGGTAGTTAGGATCGCGTCTACGATCCTCCGGCTGTATCCGGTGTTGGTCTCGAAGTCATCGAGGGTGTTCGCTATCATGCCCGCGTCCACTCTCACGCTTCCCATCGTGCCATGAAATCCCGAAAGCGCCCGGATTATCGCCTCGGAAACTTCGCCGGTGCCGAGGTAGGTCTCGGCCCAGCAGTCGATTTGGTAGCGCGGCTTGGTTAGTACCGTGCCGGTGCCCGGTGATCCGGCGTTGTCATGGGTGTAGGCCATGCGCGGTTCGTCGACCAGGAAGTAGACCGCCGCGGGTAGTGTCGGATTTTGCGGTAGGCGCCTCGGGTAGAGCCGGTCGCCGATCGCCAGGGCGACGCCGGCGTCGGCTGCTAGGTAGGCGAACAGCTCGGTGTCGAGGCTCATACGCCTAGCAGCCTTCGAAGCGCGAGCGCTATCTCGGCGGCGACCGCGGCTTGGGTGGTGTCGAATGCCGGCCTCATGTACGGATGCGGTGGTACGCCGCGCGAGGTTCCGAATTCCTGCGCCGCGGCGTATTCGACGTCGGTGCCGACCGCGATCGTGTTGCTGTCTCGGGACTCGACGTGGATCGATCGCTGAAGGTTGCCGGTCTTATAGGGCGAGTATCCCTTGGCGGCGTTGCTGATTACCTCGCCGCCGGCCATCAGGGCGATCGGCATTCCTATCTTTACCGCCGCGGCCATCTCGGCAAAGCGCGCCTCGGCTTGGGGAAGCCCGACGATGGTGATGCTCTGTGATCCCGCGGCGCCGGCCATCGCTAGGTCACCACTTCGACGTCGAGGTAGGTGGCGTGGCCGGCCGAATCCAGCTGCACCAGGATTAGATCGTAGTCCTGGCCGGCGATCGTGGCGCGGTCCTCGGTGCCGATGCCGGCTTGCGGATTCTGAAAGGCGATCCTATGGGTTGTCCGGGTGAAGGTCTGGTCTATGTCCTCGACCTCGCCTCCGCTTACTGGCCGGATCCGGCATGGGACGTCGGCATATAGGACCTCGCTGTACGTCAGGACCTCGGCGCCTGATCCGTCGCGGGTGATTACCGCGCGCCTTACCGTCGCCCGGTCCGGGTAGAAGTTGTGGAGCCGCTGTCCGAGGCGCCCGTCGATCATCGCTAGGGGTTGGGTCATTGGAGCCGCTCCGCTTGGTTGCTTACCCGCTCATCGAAGGTGTGCGGGTCTAGTACCAGCTCGGCCCAATCGGGCAGGTTGTCATCGCCGTCGTAGGCCTGCGATCGGAGCTCGGTGGCGCGCGCTCGAAGCTCGGCGGCTACCGCGGGGCCGTCGGTGCTTAGGTCTAGGATGCCGATCTTCTTTAGGATCAGCGCCTCGGTGCTCGCCAAGGTGTCGAGGGCTTGGGCCGTCGCCAGGTAAACGTTGCCGTTCGCCATCGCCAGGAAGCTGTCGATTTCCTCATCTTCGAAGTAGCGGTTCTCGGCGTTGGCTTGGTCGGTGTCGCCGATCAATAGGCGGATCTGATCTTTCGGCGCTCCCGATTCTGGATCGTATTCCCAGGTCATTTCGGTTTCCTTAGTCGATCGTCGGGTGTAGTAGGACGAAGCCGGCCGTGCCGTGCTCGAGGTAGAAGCCGGGGTCGGTGCGCGCGATCATGTGCCACCAATTGCCGGGGTTCAGGTTGATTGTATCGCCGCGGTAGATGGCGATCTGGAAGGTGCCGCCTCCGGCGTCGGTCAGCGCGATGTCATCGGCGGTGGTCTTTTCTAGTACGACCGCCGAGCTCCGTGATTTGCGAAGCTGCCAGGCCAGCGTCCAGTCGGTTATGTCCTCGGGGATCGCGGTCGCCGCGTCGATCTCGGCTTGCGTGGTGCCGGGGATGTAGATCGTCGCCTCGATGATCCGGTCCTCGGAAGCGTGGAAGCTGTCTGCCTCGGTGATTGCCCAGCCGATGGTGGTCATGAAAGCTGCACTCCCAGGTCGTAATTCCCTTGTGGGCCCGCGAAGCCATCCACTCGAATAGCGTATATGGCGCCGGCGGTCAGCGGGACGTTGGCGATATAGGAAGTTGCGCCGGATCCGCTGTCATCGTCGCTGTCGATCAGCGCCGCCATGATGGTCGC